TGGCCTGTGATGCGTTGCCCACGCGCACAGTCACCCCGCGCGTTTCCACGTTGCCGGATTCTTCAATGTCGTCGGGCAGAAAGTCGAACGCCGTCCACACAGTGCCCTTGGGGGCGATAAGCGCATGCGGCGCGCCATCGGTCAGGCTGCGCACGATAAGCCGGTAGGTGCGGCCAGCAAGGCAAAGGTATTCCCCGCCCGAAGGGCCGGTATATGCGGCAATCTCCGTCCAGCTGCCGCCCGCGCCATCGTCATGTTCCAGCGCAATCTCACCGGCAAAGTCACCTGTCAGGGCAATCTCTATGCTGCCAGCCTCCGCGCACAGCACGGATACAACTTCACCCGCAGCAGCCAGCACGCCGGAAGCACTGCCCGCGTTCGGCCATGCAATGCTCTCGGTATTGCGGGCAAGGCGCACGGAGGTACCGTCCGGCAGAATCAGTTCGCACAGCATGGGATACGCATGCTCGCTGTGCGTGCGGTTGCGTTCAATGATCTGGGCAAGACTCGGCATGGCTACACCTCATAGGGCCGCACGGGCAGCAGATTTATTACCACCTTGGCGCGGCCGGGATATTTGGGCAGGGGCTTCCATGCAATGGGCGATTCTCCGGCAAAGCGCGTTTCATACACCTCTCCGGTAAACGGATCGGTCCACAGAAACAGGGTTGCCCTGTGCGCAGCGCGAAAGGAACGCAGCACGGCAAGGTCAGCCTTTGTCATGGCGTCCCACTCCACCTGCACAGCCTGCATGCGAGGGCGCGAAACCTGCGGGCGGGCGGCATCGTCGCCGCTCATGTAGTCGTCTTCAATGAGCGGGTCCTTCACGCCCATGGGACAGGCAGAAGGCAGGGGGATAGCGGGGAATGTGTCCATGGTGCAGGCTCCTGTCGGCTACTGTTATCGAACGCCCATCACGCCGCGCATGGCATCGCCCATGCCGTCTGTGTTGCTGGCAAGGTTTTCCACCACAATGCGGGTGATCATGCGCCCGCTGTCAAAACTGGTCTGCTGGCTGGCAACACGGCTGCGCACGCCGGAATCGTTGTTGATTACAATCTCTATCTGCGGCGCGGCTGCGGCACCGCCCACAGCCTGCACGCCAAGTTCGCCGCCACTGGTGCGGGTAAGCGGCATAATGGCTTCCGCGCCTGCCTCGCCCATAAGGCCAATGCCCTTGGCAAAGGGGAACACGGTGGGGCTGTCCACAACCTTGCCGCTGTAGGCAGATATGCCGGGGCCGGAATACACGCCGCCAAGTGCGTTGAAGCTGAACAGGCCGCCCAGCATGCCGGTTAACGGGCCGGTTATGCTCTGGCGCACCGCTATGCGGGCCATGTCTGCGATAATGGAGTTGACCATATCCCGCGCCTCGAACTTGCCGGTGGTAAAGGCGTTTACAAGCGCATCCTCAATACTGCCTGCCGCGCTGGTAATGGCGTTTTCCACGTTCCGCGCCGCGTTGGTGGCCTCGTCGTTATATTCACGCAGCGCACGCACGGCACCGTCTGCCCAATCGCGCGACAGCCGCAGGCGTTCTTCCGACGCCCATTGTTCAACGGCCACAGAATCAGCACCGGCACGGCGGTAGGCATCGGCCTGCGCCTCAATCTGCTGCAGCTTGAATTCGGTTTCGCCCAGCACTATTTCGCGGTGCTTCTCGGCAAACTCGGTCTGCAGATGCAGATCCTCTTCGCGCTTGCTGGTGCGGGCGCGGGCAAAGGCTTCGTCCAGCTTGCTGTCGCGGGCAGAAAAATCGGGGAACTGGTTGTGCTGGGTGTAACCGGCAATGCTGGCCTCAAGATCAAGCCGCTCAGACGCAAGCTGGTTGTAGCGCACAAGGGCGGGGTGGGCCGCGCCAAGGGCATCGGCATATTCCTGCACCTGTGTGCCGAGCTGGTGCTTGCTATAGGCAAGGTCGCTCATGGTCAGCTTGGCAATTTCGTCGTTCACGCTCTTCAGCGCGGTGGCGGCCTTCTTGGCTGCGGTATCGTCTACAATGGGGTCAACCGTTGTTCCGCTTGCAGACGCAGCAGAAGAAGGCGCAGGGGTGTAGTTGACTCCAAGCCGAGACATTTCATTTTTTGCCTTGAGCAGTTCATACTGTTCTCGCAAGGCAGTCAGTTGCTCATCTAATTTTGCTTTCGTGCTTGGGAATAAAGCTTTGTTCCTCTGCTCAATAAGATTATTAATTTGCGCTTGTATCGTGTATTCGTTTTCAACACCTTGCAAAATAAGATTTCTTGCATCAGCATCACTTATATTTCTTAGCTGAACACCGCGAGACACCATTTCTTGCAGCACAGAATTTGTTTTCGTCGCTCTTTCAGCAACTCCGTCAAGAGCTTCAAGCATACCCACAAAGACACCTTTGCTTCTCTCCATTGCGGGAGCGAGCCGCGAGCCAATTGTCTCAGATACAGCATCAAGACGGTTTTGCAGTATCTGCATTTGCTTTTGATGTGCTTCAGCAGCAGACGCGGCTTCGCTGTTCAGCGCAGATACATTTTGCAGCTCACTGTCCATGAGCTGCAGGGCCGTTGCCAGCTTGCCGCTGTTGGCTGCCATGGTGGGCAGAATCTTGAGCACTTCTTCGCCCGAAAGGCCGAACTGCCCGAGAACCTTGGCAGCAGACCCACCGGATGCCACAACCTTGCCAAGCCCTTCAACGAATGCCTGAAACACCTGCACGGGCTTGTCGCGGAACTGTGTTGCAATATCCTCTGCGGCCATGCCGGTCAGCTTGCTGAGCCGCGACATTTTCTCGCCGCCGGAGAACACGGCATCTTCAATCACGCGGAAGGTGCGGCCAACCGCAGAGCCGGAAGCTTCAGCCCGCATGCCCATGGCACGCATGGCAGCGCCAAGGGCAGACGCCTCGGCAGACGATACATTGAACGATGCCGTGGCCTGCGCAATCTCCGTGGACATGCTGGCAATTTCGCTTTCCGTGGCAGCCATGTTGTTACCCAGCCGCACAATAACCGATGCCAGCTCGTCTACATTGCCAACATCTTCGCCGGTTACAGTGAGCAGGCGGGCAAGCGTTGTTGCTGCGGCATCGCCGGAAAGGTCCGAGGCGTCACCCAGCTTGGCAACCGTCTCTGAAAATTTGAGAAGGTTGGCAGACCCGCTTACACCGAGCTGCCCGGCAGACTGCGCAATGGCGAGCAGTTCTTCTGCCGTGTTCGGCATACGGCGCGACATGTCGGTGATCTGCTCACCGAACGCGCCAAGGTCACGGCCTGCAAGCCCCGTGGTCTTGCGCACACCGATAAGGCCCTTGTCGAATGCGGCAAACTGGTCAACGGCATGAGATATTCCCATGCCAAGCCCACCGATACCGGCAGCGCCCAATGCCGCACCGGCCACCCCGCCGAACCGGCTCACGGCACCGGCAAGCCCGCCCATGCTCTGTTCAGCACGGCGGATAACAGCGCTGGCATTGTCCTGCGCGTTAATCTCTATTCGTGTTGCTACCGTTCCGGCCATCAGGTGCTCCGTTATTACATCAGCGCGTTTTGTTCTGTGCGTTCAGTTCAAGCCGCTCAAGGTGCTGCAACTTGCGATACAGGCCCATGGTCCATTCAATGCCCAGAAACTGCACCCGCCAGTCCACCGCCTGCCAGTTCAGCCCTGTGGCGCGGGCTGTGGGGATAACCACGCCCTTGTCTGTTACCAGCGCGCTCGGGGCATAGTGCCAATCAAGCTGCACTTCGGCCCACAGGGCCAGCACCGGCCTGTTGCACGGCAATGGCTGGGGGGCCTCGGTCACGTTCTCGCAGGTGGAACAGGGCGGCGCATCGTCAGACGCCGCCCTGCAGGTTGCGCAGTAGCTTATTCGGTCCGGGTCGTTTCGCCATTCCCAGACCGCAGCCAGTTTTTTATCTCTTCCTCCGGCACGTTGAGGGAGTAGTCCATGGTCACAGTAATAAGGGTAATCACGTCACGGTTGCCCAACTGGGCAAAGTCGAACTCAGGATACAGTTCGGCAACCAAGGATTCTTTCTCGTCGAGCAATGCAGTCATTTCTTCCACTGCCGCATCCTTATCTTCCTTGACCGTGTCGGAAGCCTTGGCGCTGTTGAGCAATGAACTTACCTTGCCGTCTATCTGCCCGACGCGCTTGGCATTGGCGCGGCTCAGGCTCTGCACTTCAACGTCCTTACCGCAGGCGGGTAGCGTCACAATCATGGCAATCTCCTCCACAGGAAAATGGTACGGGTTACACCAGCGCGTAGCTGGCAACATCATTGGTCAGGGTCACCACAATGGCGCTGCCGTCTGCGGAATCGTCCAGATAGCCCTGAAAATCGTAGCTTTCGCGCACACCGCGCGGGCCTTCAATGCCGGGGGCGGACTTGCTGAACATGGCCTCGGGCAGCTTGATGGAAAGAATGTGCGCCCCGTTGGTGAACACCAGCTCAAGGCTGGTTTCGGTTCCGGCATCCGCCTTGTCGAACAGGGCGGTATCCTTGAACAGCGCGGTAACGCTGCCGCTGATGCCGACAAGCCCTTCCGGAATGTCGCCCAGCGTTCCCTGATCGCCTATGGTGTAGCCGTCCGTGTCCAGCCCCATGTCGAGATTCAGCGTAAACTCGGTGAAGCGTCCGGACTTCTGCGAACCGCCTTCCTTGATCACGGCCTGAAAGCCTTCAAAGCGGTCAAAGGCGAATTCTGCGGGGGTGGCATCGTATGCCGCGGCTTCCTTGGATTCGTTCTTGCCGGTCAGGCCGATGGTGGCCACCTGCTCGCCGTCGCCGCCCACGGTAATGCCAAAGCTGCCGACCTTGCAGCCGGAACCGCGCAGATACATGCCCACATCAGGAAAGGCGATTTCTGCAATCATGCTGGGCTGACTGTCGCCCACCTTGAACGTGTGCACATAGGGGCCGGTGCCGGTGGTCACAGGCTCACCGAAAACACCCATGAGCCACAGCCCGGTGTTGCGCACATCCAGCGGCACGGTCAGATTGCGCGACATGGCCGTGTTGCCCGCAAAGGGCTTAACAGGGTTGCGGGTGCCGGAAATGGTTTCCGCTGTGTTCAGGTTGCGGGTTGCGCCGCCGTCCGCCTTGTTGATGGGAACAAGCCGCCCGTTGGGGCTGCCGGGCGCAACACCGAATTCGCTTTCAAAGTCGATCTGGATCTTTGCTTTATAACCGCGTGCCTGTGTCATGTTGGCCTCCTGTTGTTGTTATCCGATGGTCCCTTCAGGGCCGCTTATCGTGAACGGCACGCGGACCGTGATCGCCATGACCATTTCAAAAAAATTCGCCTGCGCGGGGAACGTCTCCGCCTCAATCTCATCGGGCGCATAGTCCGTGGTTGCCAGCGCTTCCAGAACAAGGGTGGCAAAACTCTGTTCCAGCGCGCCGAATCCTTTGGGCTCCTTCCATGCAACGCCTTCCACATAGCCGGTCATCACCAGCCCGAGGTGCAGAAAAAACTCATATTCATGCACATCCACTTCCGCACCCGTGCGAGAGCTGGGCGGCAATATGGCGATATAGGGGGCATCTTGGCGGCCCCATTCGCAGTCCTGCGAATTTGCTGTTGCCATGAACACGGCAGGGGCTTTTCCGCATTCCTGCTGGCACCATGCGGCAAGGTCGGCATCCGTGGTCAGCGCGGCGGCCCATGCGCGGGCAATCTTGGTCAGGCTGGTCATAATGAATGAGCTCATGAATGTGCCTCGGCATAGCTTTTCAGTGCTGTTTTCGCGTTACTTCTGGTCATCTGGAACCACCCTTCCTGCTTGCGCATATACAGCTTCAGCTTCCTTTCCATGATTGGCAGTATGTTCTGCTGCTGCCGCGCATAGACAGGGGCCACAAGGTTACGACCAGGCACTGTTATGCTGTCTTTCTTCATGGGGAAGATGCTGCCGGAACGCAGAAACTCGCGGCGCTTGTCCCATCTTGCAGAAGCAGTGAACAGCCAGCGCTGTTTACGGGTGGGCTTCGTGGTGAATCCGCGCTGCAGCTGCTCGCCGCGCTTGGCCGCAGCAAGCGACAGCCAACCTACGGAAACCTTCAGTGCAGGGAGTTCCGGCCTGTAGTAGCCAATGGTTCTGGCAAGCGCGCCGTAGAAGGTGTGATGTGCCGCCTTGCGGTAAAAAAGCTCAAACCCACCGGCAACACGCGAGCGCTTTGTCACGCCCGATAGCTCCGGCCAGTGTTCTCCAAGGGGGCCGCCATCTTTTATGGCCTGCTTCATCTGCTTATGGAGATGCCAGCCAATAGACGAAAGCGCCTTGGAAACCTGCTGCGGCATCTGCTTGCCAACCGCACCGAGAAACGCCCCCACGTTATCTTCCATGGAAACGTCGAGGATGCTTTCATCGCCATAGAATTTGTATGGGCGGTATTTTAAAACGCCCTTGCGCGTATAGGCGAGGTAGACAATTTCTTTAGCCATTACCGCCTCCCCCACTGGTCACCCACCGCATACAGCCGCACGCCGCACCCTTGCGGGCCTAGGGGCTGAATGCAGCGGATAAAGTGTCCGCGACCGTCAACCATGATCAGGCTGTCTGTGGGCGGAACGTCAGGCAGATCATCCATCAGCAGGCGCACAACAACCCAGCTTCCGGCACGGCCTGCGTATTCGCGGGGCAGCTCCGCAGGGGCAACCATGCCCTTGCGGCTGACCATGGCCAGCGGCACGGTAAACTGTGTGCCACCCACGGGAGTGATGGAAACTGACTCGCCCGGTCCGCCGGTTGCGGGGTTCAGTGCCGCGCGCCAATCGGCAATGTATTGGGCAACTATGGGGGGAACAGGCACCACCTCCGCCCCTGCAACAACCTGCGCCTGTGGTGCAGGCAGCATGGCGGCAACGGTGCATTCCAGCGGCTCAAGAATTTCGCCCGAGACGGATGCAACCGGCGAGGGCAGCCCGGCAGCCACAGACGCCGTTAGCGGCTCAAGCACGTCTGCCGTGGCACTCGCAACAGGTGCGGGCAACTCTGCGGCAACAGTGGCCTCTAATGGCTCAAGCACCTCGGCAACAATGCCGACCAACGGCGCGGGCAGACCGGCTGCAATAATCACCTGCACTTCGTCCGGCTCATCAAATTCTATGGTGCAGGTAACCAGCGGCGCGGGCAGCATGGCGTAAACCGTGCATTCCACGGGCTCAAGCGTCTCAGCCGTCACACTGGCAACAGGTGCCGGCAGGGCTGCGGCAACAGTGGCCGCAACAGGGTCAAGAATTTCGGCCGTGGCGGAAACAACCGGCGCAGGCATGACGGCGGCCACGGTGGCCTCAATCGTTTCTGCCTGTGCCACCTCGTAGGTGACGTACATGGACAGCTGGCGGCTGTTGTCAGACAGGCCCGACAGCGTCGGCAACATGGCCCCCGTGGCATTTGATCCAGACTTCCCGCTGCCCCACGACACTGTGTCATACTGGGACCGAACCGAACCGTCGGTGTTGGTTTCAAGGCATGAGATCACCATCGGAGTGTTGGCCGCGACAGATCCGGGCATCGACGCAGACCGCCACGTGAATTCCGAGCCGCTCCCCAGCGCAATGCTGCCGGACGATGCCAGCAGCGCAGACGCCGCAAGCGTGGCGCCCTTGGAATACAGGCCGATAACAAACGCGCCTATGCCGCCGGAGAGCGACCCGCAATAGATGTGGCCACTCTGCAGGGTTATGTCGGCGGCAATCGTTTCGTCGTATGCCCAGTTGGCATGCTGCGAGTTTGCCAGCGGAATGGCAGAGGCACCGGTCGCCTCGTACCCGAGCGTCGGATCAAGCCGCACCGGATACGCAGCCGAATCCATCCACGCAGCATCCATGCCCACGGTCATAATGCCGTCGGTAATATCCAGCGTGCCATACGCCTCTCGCCCGTTCGCGTCGATGAACAAGGGCCTGTAGATGTGGCAGAGCTTTCCCGTGCCATAGTCAGCCAGCACAGTGCCGTCGCGGCCGACAAACCGGCCGGAACGGTCGCCGTAGACAGCATAGCTGCCCACAACGTCAGCAGACCGTATATGGCCCTCTGCTATTTCTTCCGCAGTCAGCTCGGGCTGGTGGTGAAATGTCACGCCGGGGCTGTGCTTAACAGACCATTCCCAAGCGTACACGCCGGGGTGCGCAGCAAACACCACATCCCATTTCAACCGCCCCTGCGCATCAAACGAAAACGCATCGCCAACCTCGGTAATAATGCCGTTGGTTGTCGGCTCGGCCGCAATCGCAGAGCACGCAGGCGCGCCGGTGCGGTTGAGGTTGAGCCAATACCGTTCTGTACCGCTGCCGCACGGGAACGAAATATTCGTGTTCGGCAGCACACGGGCTTCATCGCGACCGCCGATAACAACGGTCGCGGGCAGCCCTGCGGCTTCATAGGTTGTGGCGTTGCGCTGTATGAGCATGGGCTAACCCGCTATGCAGCGTTCTGGGTGAAAATGTAGCTGGTGATCTTCACGGAATTATCAAGGTTGGTGATCGCAGGAATCCGCACCACGCCTGTGCTCACGCCTGCGGTGTGGTCAGCAACCCACGTTCCGTCACTGTCCGTCAGGCGCGCCCACGTGGCAGTGCCAATGGCTGCGGGCAGCACGGCGGGGATAGCATTCACGGTCACAATGCCGTTTACAGCAGCGGGTGCCATGGGATCACCGAGCTGGAACACGGCAAGGGCCGTGCATCCGGTGGGCGCTCCCCCGCCGGTTGCGGGCTGGGTGCCGTTATAAATGGTCAGCACGGCAGGGCCTGCTCCGGCATCTGCCAGTTCGACAACCTTGTTGCCGGTCGCGT